CTCCGCTAAGCTTTAGATGGTCTTTGCCAATCGATCTTGGATCGAGAAGCTCTTTCCATCTACGCCCGTCAAAGGCGTCATCCGATTGATGATCCTTACCCATCAAGTGAAAACACTTGAGAAGCGCAGGATCGCCATCCAGATCGTCTTTGATCTTCCGTGGAACGGGAACCAAAATGCGATTTTCGAATCGCATAAGGTCCTTGTTCCATCTGGTCCATTGGGAAGAGTTAGAATAATTCTCCCAATGCAACCCAACGGAAGTGTTATCGAGGAACGGGATTGTACCGACGCAAGCCTCAACGGCTGAGCGTATGTACCTAACCGTCATCCAAAAACCAGCCGCATAGAGTTGGTTGGCCATGGATGTCCAGGATAACAGCTGGGCCACTTCGCGTTGAGATCTTGGTTGCGTTGTGCGGTTGTAAACGGGTGTTACCCGTTCTCCCGCATACGCATCCATGCCGCAAGACTCTCTGAATTTTCCGGTCCAGAAAGACTTGCGTCCGTTCACTCGGAGCCCAAACGACTCCAGGTGAGCGCAGATCTCTGCTGCCTCGTCTGCGGGAACAATGATATCGTCCCCATAGACGTAGACGTCCCGAGACATCCTATGGACATTTCGAGACGTCGCACGAAGCCTTCGCGCTCGCAACCTTCCAGAAACGATGGCACAAAAGAATGTCATCGCCTCCATCGGGAAGCAGAGCGCGGAACCCATTGACGCGAACTTCGCGAGTGTGACAATGTCACCATCGGGAAGGAGAGCACGCGAAGAGCGACATGCCAGAACCATATCCAGAAGAACCGGACATGATTCAAGCATAGCCTTCACGTGATCTAGAGACACCCTATCACTGGCTTCACTCAAGTCGATCGTCGCAAGACGTGACGAACTTGAATTAGCCAGTGCTAGTTTCTGATTGATAGTCTGGTCCGTAAAGTTTACGAGACCAGACGTCAATCTTCCCTTCTCTATGATGGGAACGAGCCACCGCATCAACGACTGTTGCATGTATTGCATGCAGACAGGCTCGATAGCGATGACACGAGGTGTCTTCTGCGTCTTTGGAACGAATACAACCCGAACGGGTTGTTCGTCCTCGGGTTCGATGAAGTCAAGGGCGTCCATAGAGTCCGGACCCAGATTCCGTACGGATGCTATTCCGTATTCAGAATAGGGGAAGAACTCTTCAAGACGCTTATGCCAGCGCTTGAACACATATTTACGGTTACCGTGAATATGGTCAGCGGTGGCTCCAGGACCGTGATGAGGACACAATTCTCCGCGTGGGTCACCGTAAGGTGTGCCACGTAGGAGACTAGTCCAAATGACACGGCTAGTAGACCGGAAATCCAAAAGGACTTCTGGGTCCGCCTGGAAGTTCTTGACGTCATGCTCACAAGCCTTATACGCGCGTAGAGCTGCGCGATTACGCTTGACAGCGCAATCGAGCAGAACTCGCTTATGTAATAGGCATATTTGCCTGATACAAGCGATGGACTCTACACTCGGATGAGGCCGAAGGGCTCCATGAGTGTAAAATACCTGACAGAGGAAACCTCGGAGAAATTCGGGGAGACCTCTACGGCTCCAGGCGAAACCTGGAACCATATTTGGTGTCAGGCGACCTTCTGAGAGGGCTTTTTCTAAGCCCTGACAGAAGGTCGGGAGAGTTATCGTTAAGAACGATGACCCTTCCTGTTTTACACGTCTCGCGATATAACGTATATCGCGAGATGGGTCGGCAGCACACCTGATCCCGCTTTCGTGCAGGATCTTATCCGTGAGTGCTACGAGGCTTTTCACCTTGCCATCCGTTAAGATGGTCCAGGGTCCAAGCCAGTGTAGAGATCCCCTACAGCGAGACTAGGTCTCGCAAGCCAGCACTTTGTCGATGTTCGCTTGCGTCAACCAACCGGTCAGCCCAAGCACAATCTGACGCATTTCGAGATTGGTATAGCCCGCAACGGGCCGATCAATCACGAGGTACGTAGAAGCGCTATAGACTGAATTGGTGGTCGGCGTAAGCAGATCAGCGGCGATCTTCTCGGCGTTCAGGCGCACAGAATGGCGAACACGCAGCGGTCGCATGACACGGGAAATCACAAAATTGTAACTCCCGTCATCCTTCCGATACGTACTCGCCAAATCACCCCGACTGACAGTCGGGAGCGACTGAGCAACCGCGTTGATGGTGATGGATTGAGGATCTGCAAACACTGGAATGCTCCACGGACGTGGGTTCAGAAGCGCGAGCGAGAAATCGCTAGCGCGGCGAGGATTGACATCTGATAGGGACTTAACCCGTCATACGTCAATCCGAATCCATACGGAGTAGCCGGCAGACGAGCTTTCTCTGTCTGTGACTTCACAGTCATAGCAGAGATAGAGCCTCCAGGAATATGGTTCCAACCAGCGCTTTCATGCGTTGGTGTAGTTCCAGGGAATTCCAGAGAGGCAACGCTATATGTTGAGGTTCCTTTCGTCCTCATAACATATGCGTAGTCTGCCGTCAGGTTCTCGGCTGCGTGGTCACTAAGGTTAGCGACCACATCACCAACATTGGTGAACCAGTCGATCAACCAGCTCCAAGGTAGGAGGTTCCAAAGCACTTCCGGGGTAGGATTTAACCCGAAAAGCGCTCTAGTCGCCCGCCTTGTCCACTGATCACTTCCAATATCCGGAATGTAGTAGCGGAAACGCCCTACAAACCAGATCTTCTCGGTTTCTTTCGTAAACGTCTGAACCCGACAAGGTCCCTCGTATCCAGGCATCGCCATAGCTGGGTACCAAACCCCGCTAGTCGTTGTCGTCGTACGTTCGGTGACATTGGTAGTGTTAGTGGTGTTGCTCAAGTCCCTGCGCCGACGGATACCTTTTCCGTTGTCTCGAACAAGTTGGTCGAGCTGACGGTTAAGGTTCCTGTACGTCTCATACATCTTTTGGATGTCTGAGAGAAGGGGTCTCCAACCAAAATTCCAGTTAAGATACTCGCTACCAGAAGAGCGGAAGCTCCTCAAGCGGCGAAGTAAATTACCTGGGATGGAAGGAATACCCTCCCTGAAGAGCTCGGCCGCGCCGACCATTAAGTCGACGGTTGGTTTGCCGGGCTTCGCAGCGTGCCAGCCCTTGGATCCCCACGGAACGAGCGCGGATAGCGCTCCTTGAGTGGGAGGGGCAGTCAGGACAGGATAAAGGCTCTGATTCTTCATCCCCGAGGGGACGGTGAGTCTAGAACCTTCAAATCTCGACATCCACGAGTACTTGGTATTAAAAGCGTTAACTGGAAGACGTGCTGTTCCGTGTTTAAAACTCTCCGTGAATTGGAGAAACGGACCACCACCATCCCAGACGCCTTTCTTACCCCGTCTCTTGTGGGAGTACGAGACGACGAGAGCATCATAACCATAATCGTACACCACCGGGGGTGCAGCTGCGGAAGTCTTCGCCAAAATAATTGGCTCAGTCTTGTGCAGTCGCACCTTAAATGGCGGTGTAAGATCGGTCATGGCATTCTCC